AACTTAACGTAAAAACAACTTCAGACAATACAAATCAGCGACACTGAATACGGGGCAACCTCATGTCAACGAAGAACAGAACCCGCAGAACAACAACCCGCAACATCCGCTTTCCTAACCAAATGATTGAACAAATTAACATCGCTCTTGAGCAAAAAGGGTCCGGGAATTTCTCAGCCTGGGTCATTGAAGCCTGCCGTCGGAGACTAACGTCAGAAAAGAGAGCATATACATCAATCCAAAGTGATGATGGATGAACATCCCGGTTTCTTCCACCATCGCACCGGAAAAGCGACTATGAGGGTAACCCTGCGTCTGTCAGCACAGTAAAACCCGGTGTGCATCGTTTTTGATTATTCCCGCACACTCACGCAGAAGGAATTCCCCGTCGGGCTACGGTCATGGTTAATGCGGGAATACGGCGACGATACAGCGCAGCTAAAAGGGTAATGGACAGATAGAGCGGTTTATTTCATTCCACAGGATTCTGAGTGCCCCCCCTCCTCCAATAGGCTGAGCATCCACCTATATAGTTTTAATTTTCATCAATCCATTTAACTATCGTTTAATTGTTGTCACATAGGATTCTGCCGTTTTTAACAATGCAGGATAATAAGATGAAAAAAATGTTGTTTTCTGCCGCTCTGGCAATGCTTATTACAGGATGTGCTCAACAGACGTTTACTGTTGGAAACAAACCGACAGCAGTAACACCAAAGGAAACCATCACCCATCATTTCTTCGTTTCGGGAATTGGACAGGAGAAAACTGTTGATGCAGCCAAAATTTGTGGCGGCGCAGAAAATGTTGTTAAAACAGAAACCCAGCAAACATTCGTAAATGGATTTCTCGGTTTTATTACTTTAGGCATTTATACTCCGCTGGAAGCGCGTGTGTATTGCTCACAATAATTGCATGAGTTGCCCATCGATATGGGCAGCTCTATCTGCACTGCTCATTAATATACTTCTGGGTTCCTTCCAGTTGTTTTTGCATAGTGATCAGCCTCTCTCTGAGGGTGAAATAATCCCGTTCAGCGGTGTCTGCCAGTCGGGGGGAGGCTGCATTATCCACGCCGGAGGCGGTGGTGGCTTCACGCACTGACTGACAGACTGCTTTGATGTGCAACCGACGACGACCAGCGGCAACATCATCACGCAGAGCATCATTTTCAGCTTTCGCATCAGCTAACTCCTTCGTGTATTTTGCATCGAGCGCAGCAACATCACGCTGACGCATCTGCATGTCAGTAATTGCCGCGTTCGCCAGCTTCAGTTCTCTGGCATTTTTGTCGCGCTGGGCTTTGTAGGTAATGGCGTTATCACGGTAATGATTAACAGCCCATGACAGGCAGACGATGATGCAGATAACCAGAGCGGAGATAATCGCGGTTACTCTGTTCATTGCTGACCCCACAAACAGATTTCACGCTCAATCTCACGACGAGTCATGAGACCTTTCCATTGCTTACCGCCAGCATATGTCCAGCGACGTAGCTGATCACATGCGCCTTTGATATCGCCCTGGTTTATTTTGCGAAGAAGCGTCGATGTTCTGAAATTGCCAGCACCCACGTTGTAAACGAATGAGTAAAGAGCGCCGCGCATTGTTTCCGGTATATCGACTTTGATGTACGGGTTAATTTGTCTGGCGACCGTGGCAAGGTCTTTATTCAGGAGGGCTTTGCATTCTGCTTTGGTATACGTTTTACCGAGCATGATGTCTTTTCCTGTATGCCCGTGACATACAGTCCATACACCAACAATATCTTTGTATGGTATGTAGCTGACACCTTCCAGACCATCGTTACCACTTGGGCCAGTGATTAACACTGATGCTATAGCAATTGCTCCGCCACCAATAGCAGCAGCAACGGCTTTTCGTAATGATGGAGGCATTATTCACCTCTCGCAGCCTTGCGCTTATCTTCTTTAATCTTGAAATAAAGGTTTGTCAGGTACGTCAGCAGGCCAAATACCAGGCTACCCAGCACACCTATTGCTGCCCACTGTGAGGGCGTGACTTTATCGAGCAGCTGTAAAAACCAGTAACCGGCACTACCTGCTGAGGTGCCATAGGCGACACCCGTTGTTAACTTATCCATGGATTTCATAACCCCACCTCGCAGACAAAGCGGGTGTAAATTGAGGGAATACAACGTATCGCAAAAAAGCAGAAACGTAACAGACTCGGAGTCAGTGAATAACTCAGGTATTGGGTTATCAGCTAATATCGAGACTCAAAAAATGGAAAAACCCGCTCGACGGCGGGTTTAAGCTGTGTGACGAAGTAACCACTCTTAACAGCATAACCAATTTTTTACGTACGTAAACCACAAAATGATATTTGCGAGAATGCTACCGAGTATTGAAAACACCACTACAAATACATAAGCAAATCTCAACAAATAACCAACAAATAATTTCCAGTGTTATTTTTAGCCGATTTAAATTGAACCTTCAAATTACAGAGCACTTATAAATAACAGCCGTTAATATAAATTGGCTAATAGATTTATTTTTATTCAGCCAAGATCCATGAATAGGATTCGATAGAAAAAAGTTCAGATAAAAATAGAGATCTACTTCACAAATCAAACGAGAAACCAAAACTTACATCTTGAAATAATCACATTGATTAGATGAATATTTATCGCGCAGTGACATCATTTTTTAATAATAGTTCAAAAAAAAGGGCTCACGATGAAAAAATTAACAGTGGCAATTTCTGCTGTAGCTGCATCAGTACTGATGGCGATGTCTGCTCAGGCAGCTGAAATTTATAATAAAGACAGTAACAAGCTGGATCTATATGGGAAAGTTAATGCCAAGCACTACTTCTCCTCTAATGATGCAGATGATGGTGATACTACTTATGCCCGTCTTGGCTTCAAAGGTGAAACCCAAATCAACGATCAACTGACTGGTTTCGGTCAGTGGGAATATGAATTCAAAGGCAACCGCGCTGAATCTCAAGGCTCCTCCAAAGACAAAACCCGTCTTGCATTTGCAGGCCTGAAATTCGGGGACTACGGCTCAATCGATTACGGCCGTAACTACGGTGTAGCATATGACATCGGTGCGTGGACTGACGTTCTGCCAGAATTCGGTGGCGATACCTGGACCCAAACAGATGTGTTCATGACTGGTCGCACCACTGGTGTTGCAACTTATCGTAACAACGACTTCTTTGGTCTGGTTGATGGTCTGAACTTTGCTGCTCAGTATCAGGGTAAAAATGACCGCACTGACGTAACTGAAGCTAATGGTGATGGTTTCGGTTTCTCCACTACTTATGAGTATGAAGGATTCGGTGTAGGTGCAACCTATGCTAAATCTGACCGCACTAATAATCAGGTTATCTACGGTAACAACAGCCTGAATGCATCTGGTCAAAATGCTGAAGTATGGGCAGCTGGTCTGAAATATGATGCGAACAACATCTATCTGGCTACCACCTATTCTGAAACCCAGAACATGACTGTTTTTGGTAATAACCATATTGCCAACAAAGCACAAAACTTCGAAGTAGTTGCACAATATCAGTTCGACTTCGGTCTGCGTCCGTCCGTTGCTTACCTGCAATCTAAAGGAAAAGACTTGGGTGCGTGGGGTGATCAGGACCTGGTTGAATATATTGATGTAGGTGCAACCTATTACTTCAACAAAAATATGTCCACTTTTGTTGATTACAAAATCAACCTGATTGATAAGAGCGATTTCACGAAAGCATCTGGCGTTGCTACCGATGATATCGTTGCTGTAGGTATGGTTTACCAGTTCTAATTTGATTACTAAAAGATATGTTGCGGGAGGCTTTGCCTCCCCAACATATAAGTGGCTCCCTCAAGCCACTTCCTTTAGGAGCACAACCTTGCTTCTAACTATATAAACCTTCTGTTATATATTACCCTTTATTTTTGGGGGCGTTGCAACGCCCCATTTTTAATAATTTTTAGTAAACAATTGGCATATTAATTAGAGTTATTAACAACGATATCCATCTCTAACCGGATATCTAATGCCATTAACATCCCTTCAATTATGCCCTCAGCCTTCTGTAACCTTTTCCCGATATAACCATCAGAGCAGCAATGCTTACCTGCCAGTGACATGAATGTCATACCGACTACATAATAATCTACTAATAAATCGTGCAAATCGCTGTTGTTCTTTTTCAGACGGGCCATGCACCCGCAAATAATCATCGCGTCATCGTCACAACATTGCGGGCGAGATTTTACTTTTGAAGTAATTAATCCCTTAAAACCGGCGGCAATGGACGACCAGGTCACATCTTCATGATTATTAGCCGCCCACGCTCCCCAACGCTCAAGAACCATCTGAATATCACGCATCAACTTACTCCACAAAAATCAGACCAGAACGCCAATTACAAGCAAAAATCAACAAAACAGTATTAGTTGATTGTTATCTCTGACTTCATACTCCTGCTCCTGTCAGGGTTTTGGCGTAATTCTTCAGTATTCGGTAATCGGTCAAAACAGAACCGGGGAAACGATATAAGCGCAGATGCCCCCAGCGGTGGCGAAGAAGTTCTGCCATATAAAACTCAAACATCATTCATTCCCCATTTCGGTGATGGTCAGTTCCAGCCTCCCACCTTTGGTAACAGGCATCTTCACAACGCGGTAATCAACGACCTGAGCATCATCCAGCCAGAAACCTGCTTTGGTGAGTGCGTCAAAAGCGGCTTTTTGCAGATTATCCAGGTCACGGCGACGGCGATCCGGCATGTGGCACTCAATGCGGATTTTCACAGGCATAGCCAGGCCGATATCCAGCATTGCGTTTTTAATGATTCGGGCGACGTTATCGCGGTATGCCTGCCCCTCTGCACTGACGTGCGTGCGCCCGCGATTATGGCGGTAATAGCGATTATTGCTCGGAGGCCAGGGTAATGTGATACTGTAGGTATTCACGCCTTAATAACCCCCTCTTTCAGCCAGATAACCTGTGTTCTCGCCATACCTTCCAGCGCGCATTCTTTTGCATATGCAGCATCGACAAAATGTGTGCGGCGGTCGATTTCGTCGTGGCAGGCAGAACATGCAATGGTGGCAATCAGGTCTGGCGGTTTGATACCGGTACCGCACAATCCAGCCAGCCGGATATGTGCCAGTACAGACGTTTCAGAATTGCCATTACATACGCCAGGGATTCTTACCTGGCATTCCCGACCACGCGCTGCTTTTCTCAAATCAGCCATGATTCCTCCTTGCTGCCAGTCGCAACCATTTTTTATCAACCAGGCTAGCGGTATATCCGAGCAGTGTTGGTATTTCGGATGGCTTCAGCTCAGGCTTACGCTTACGACGATTTGATACTCTGTAGATGTGTCCGTTCATGACACGAATAAGCGGTGTAGCCATTACGCCTCCTGCTTGTCGCGGAGCAGCTGGAACTCGCAGCTCTGCGGAATAGTCAGGTGGCAGCCAATATTCACCGCCCAGGCTTCAACCTTACACAGGAAGACATACATCTCTCCGGTATCAAGATCGGAGGTATGGCGTAACGACTGGATAGTGGTGATATCACCGGTTACGACATCAACCAGGTCTTTGGTTTCATAACCGAGATATGTGTGTTTGAGAGCATCTTTTACCCAAGCTGGAGTGGCGAACGTTTTACCCCTGCTGATGAGGTATTCACTGATTTCGCTGTACCACATGTGGCTGAGTGCATTCTGGGAAAGACTGCGTCTCTCGCGCCACGGTTTAAGCACCATGCGAAAGCATTTTCCGTCCTCCAGATAAGGCTGGATCTGCTGACCGATAGCGGTGAAGTTACCGCGATGCAATTTGATACCGTCTTGTGGGAGGTTCACGCTTCACCTCCGCAGAGGTCAAACGCTAGATGCAAAGAATTGCAGGTGCATTTCTGCATCTGTGAAGGGAGAAGAGAGTTTGGATTGTATGTGCGCATAAACGTCCCCGTTTAGCGCAACCCCACCACCGGGTGTTCAGGCCGACAGTAACTATATTATTCCCTACTGATTTTTGAAAATCAAAGGTCTTTATACGTCACACGAGAGCAAATATTTCCGAAGAAAAAACCTTTCGCCTTGAAAGGATAAAGAGTTCATTTCATAAATTGAAATATTAAACAAGAATATTGCAAAAAATGAAATTATTTACTAGAGAGTCTATCTAACTGATAATTATGAAGATTGTAAGCGGTGGCAATCACCCGCATACACATTGAACAGGATTTAATAAAAACGTCTTAAATTGTCCGTAAGGAATAGCACGAATGACTCAAACTCCACTATTACTTGCAATCATATTTTTATTGGTTGTTCTTGTTCTTTATATAGCTGCAATCAAACGCATCAAAAAAATACAATTAGAATTAAGTGATAGCAATCAAAAAAATGAAGAATACAAATCTCGCTTTGCAGATTATTTTAATGTAGAAGAAGAATGTAAGAAGCTTATTGAGAAAACAGAGCAAGAATGCTCCATAATAAAAGAAGAATCCCAAAAAGTAAAAGAAAATGCCAATAATGAACTAACAAACACCATTGAAAAAATGGATGGTATCAATAAACAAATCCAAGAGCTAAGAAGAACTTATAAAGAGAAGAAAGAAATATATGATAAACTAGTAAGGCAAATTTCTATTTATTCAGAAGATGTTGAGCTAGCCGAGCTAGGATTTTACGAACCTCATTTTAATTTTGAAGATTCAGAGCAATTTAAAAACAAAATAAAATCCATCAGGGATGAACAGAAATTAATGCTGCGGGATAAAACCCACTCTGGCGCAGTATATTGTACAACCCAATGGACTGTTGAAGGCTCTCGAGCAGAGGGTAAAAAAATGACAGACAGAAATATCAGGTTAACTACTAGAGCATTTAATAATGAATGTGATGCTGCAATTAGCAATTGCACGTGGAAAAATATCACTAAAATGGAAGAACGCATCACAAAGGCATTTGAGGCCATAAATAAACTAAACGAGCAAAATCACATATATATAAACACTAAATACCTCAATAAAAAACTTGAGGAATTGTGGCTTACCCATGAATATCGTGAGCAAAAACAGAAAGAAAAAGAAGAACAGGCAGAAATAAGGGCACAAATGAGAGAGGAGGAGCGTGCACAACGAGAAATAGAAAAGGCCATGCAAGACGCAGAGGCAGAAGAGCGCCGTTATAAAAAAGCAATTGAAGCTGCAAGAAAGGAAATGGAAAAAGTTACTGGTGACATGAAGCAGCGCCTCGAAAATCGCATTGCCGAACTAGAACAGAGTTTGTCGCAGGCTGAATCAAAGCATCAAAGAGCATTATCCATGGCACAACAAACCAAACAAGGTCATGTTTATATTATTTCGAACATAGGTTCTTTTGGGGAGAATGTTTATAAAATAGGCATGACACGACGTCTTGATCCGCAAGACCGTGTAAATGAGCTCGGTGATGCATCTGTTCCATTTATTTTTGATGTGCATGCTATGATTTATTCGGAGGACGCTCCATCATTAGAAAAAAAACTACATGATGTCTTCGATAAAAAGAGAGTCAATCTTGTAAATCGTAGAAAAGAGTTTTTCTATGTTACTCTGGATGAGATCAAAGAAGCTCTTAAAAAACACTCTGATTCAGAAATTGAATTTATTGAGACAGCAGTCGCAAAAGACTTTAATGAGTCATTGGCTATTCGTAATCATGAAAATAAAAAAAGTGACAACAACAACTCATCAATTATACCTGAGCGAAAAACCCCAGAGTTTGCAGATGCAATTTAATTAATTTGTAGTGGCAATAAAGCAGGCATCGTTGAGAATATTTTGTCAGCGATGCTTACTTCTCTAACAAAAACGGTGATTACCAACGAACTAACGGACATCAGGTAATCATAAGACAAATGGAACGACTCTCCGGTGATTAGATCCCTGCAATAACAGTAATTTTCTACTAACTGAAAAATCTTTAACTGCCGCTCCTATTTCTAAGCTGACTGCTAGATTACATGGTGTGTTACCGATGAAAACCGTCACAGCAAGTTTAAGTTCATATCTCCATACACTGCCAACACTCGTTTCATCGCGGCACTCTGGCGACACTCCTTGAAAATCAGATTCGTGCTCACCTTTCCTTCCCGTTCTTCCCTGGTAGCGAAGCGGTAATACACCGTTCGCCAGACCTTACCATCAATGACTAAGATTCCTGCCCGTGCCATTTTAACCGCAGCCTGATTTATACTGGTTACTGTTGCGCCTGTTACCGCAGCAACGTCCTGCGCACAGAAGCTCTTATGCGTCCCCAGGTAATGAATAATTGCCTCTTTGCCCGTCATACACTTGCTCCTTTCAGTCCGAACTTAGCTTTGATTTCTGCGATCTTCGCCAAAGCCTGTGCACGATTTAGAGGTCTACCGCCCATGACAGGAAGTTGTTTTACTGGTTCAGGTATCGCCTCACCACGGTTAATTCGCGCGGTCATACAGGTCAGCTCATCGGCAGCCTTACGCCGTAATTCCGCGTCAGTCAGCGCATTGGCCCGCATGTTCTGGTACAGGTTGGTAACCAGCCAGTAGTGCGCGTTTGATTTCCACGGATAAGACTCTGCATCCGGATACAGTCCACGCTTCCGGCAATACTCGTAAACCATATCAACCAGCTCGCTGGCGTTTGGCAGTCCGGCAATAACGGATGCTTCTTCACGGCACCAGGCAACAAACTGCCCGGGTGATGGCAGGAATGGTCGATTCTGCCGACGGGCTACGCGCATTCCAGCGTTAACCTGTTCCATCGTGGTGATCCCATTTTCCCGAAAAGCCAGAACCCACTGGCGGCGGATTTCGTTCAGTTCATTCTGGTCACGGTTAGCCAGGCTCGCCGGGAAAGTTGCCAGTAACTGGCTGAACACACCGTTGATGATCTGCGCTACCTGCTGTACCTGCGGCTTTTCGTCGTACTGTTCCGGCATGTTGTTGGCGATCCGACGCATCTGCTCACGGTCAAAGTTAACCATCTGTGCGGCGATGTTTTTCATAAATCCACCCCGTAAATCCAGTCAGTGTTTGTCAGGTCGAGTTTTGGTTTGCTGGCTATCATGCCTGCCTGTTGCTTGTTACGGTTGATTTCGAGCTGGGTCCACTTGTCGCGGAGTTTGGCCGGACTCAGCACGTTACCGGACCAGAAGTTGTCCTGGCATGCCCAGCGGAACAGTACACACATGTCGCGGTGGTTACGTCCGTCACGTTCACGCATCAGGCGGATATCGTTAGCCCACCCTGCAAAATTCGGTTTTCTGGCTGATGGCGCAATGGTCTTCACCATGTCAAACATCCACTCTGCGGCGGTCAGGTCTTCTGCTGTCCCCCACTTGCTGCCGCTCTGAATTGCAGCATCCGGTTTCACCACAGGAAGATCGTTTTCTGGCTGGTCAGAGGATTCGACAGAATTCTCGGACGAAAAAGGTTTTATATTGTCTTTTGTTAGTTTGTCTTTTGTATTTACCTGATTCGGGTAAACGTCTTTACCTGATTTGGGTAAAATTTTCTTACCTGATTCAGGTAAATTTACCTCTTTCAGGTAAACTTTATTTTTCTTACCTGATTCGGGTAATGTTAACCATTCACTGATCACATTATTAATGCCGGTATTCCGCCCGCTCTGAATAAAAATCCCACGCTTTACCAGAACACTTTTTGCAGCAGAACACTTGTGCGGCAATATCCCGGTCAACTCGGAAAGTTGCTCGTTGCTCACCCAATCCAGTTTTTTATTAAAGCCATATGTTTTACGCATGACAGCCAGGAAGACCAGAAGCTGGTGCTGTGTTAATCCGGCCAGCATTACAGCTTCCAGCAACTCATTTGCAATGCGCGTATAACCATCATCGAGATCTGCCACGCGCGGCTCCTTTTGTGCCACATCCGGCACTGGAAAATTGAATATCTCAGCAGTGTTTGCCATAATTCCTCCCGCAATGAGTGTTGCACCTGAAAGTCGGTTCTGTTCGCGCAGACCGGCTTTCGCCATTTCTGAACCTGTCATATTGCCCCCAGCATGGTGGTGACCATCGCCATCAGTGGACCAGCCAGATCCGGGTCCACACGAAACATCGACACAATGCCTTCACTCATCTCCTTCAGTTTCTGGTGGCGTGGTGCGTTGAGAATGACAGCCTGTTTTGCCTCACTGAGTTCCTTTTCCATTTCAGCCAGCCGAGCCATGTAGCTATCCTGCTCAACCAGGTGGCCGCGATATTCCAGCGGTAGTACCGCCAGAATTGCCGGGGTCAGTTCACGCACGTTATTTCGGTATTTTTCAGAATCGAATTTGTTATCGAGGAAGCGGAACAGCTTCTGGCGTGCACGGCTGACATCATCAGGGAAATCGATGGTGCCGCCGCCCTGCTCCCGATACTCATTCACAATGAGTGTGGCAACGACATCCTGATTATCTTCAGCCGACCAGGCGCGGACGGCATCACGGATTTTTTCGTGGCCTGGCACCTGTTTTGTTTGAGAACGATTTATCACCGCAGTCGGGCTAAATCCGCTAGTCTGTTGGTATGTAAGTTGTTGCATAATTGACTCCTTTAGTTTGAATTGACTGCTAAGTTGATTGCTTATTGTTAAAGAGCGTGAAATGGAAATTTAAGCTGCGTTCTTTTCGGTATGTGGAAACAACTTCGGAAGATCCGGGCGAATCTGGTATGCCTTCACTATTCCACCAGTAGCCGTAACAATGCTGCCGACATGTTCAGGGGATACCTTTGCTTTGTTGTGAAGCCACTTATAGACGGCCTGCTGTGAAACTTCGCAGGCAGCGCCCAGTTTCTTTTGTGAACCAACGATATTGATCGCTGTTTTGATAGCTGGGTTCATAACAACCTCCGTGGTTAATTTGAATCAAGATTAAAACTATGGTTGTTTTTAGCCAACAACCATTTTCGTTTGATGAAATAAAACCTTGGTTGTACATTTGGACTATGAAAACAACACTCTCAGAAAGACTTAAAGAAGCCAGATTAGCGCGAGGCCTTACACAAAAGGCGCTTGGGGATTTGGTCGGGGTTAGCCAAGCTGCTATTCAGAAAATCGAAACAGGGAAAGCTAACCAAACAACTAAAATCGTGGAGATCGCGAACGCTTTGGGTGTGCGCGCAGAATGGTTATCTTCTGGCGTTGGAAATATGTCAGACAGTACAGTGCAACCAATACAATCAACTGTCAGCCATTCCAAATACTTTAAGATTGACGTTCTTGATATAGAAGTGAGTGCCGGGCCGGGAGTCATCAACCGTGAGTTTGTAGAAGTTCTACGCTCGGTTGAGTACTCGTTTGACGATGCTCGTCACATGTTCGATGGTAGGAAGGCAGAAAATATCCGCATCATTAACGTGCGTGGTGACAGCATGTCAGGAACGATCGAACCAGGTGATCTGCTGTTCGTTGATATCACGGTTAAATCTTTCGACGGTGATGGCATCTATGCGTTTCTGTACGACGACACCGCCCATGTAAAGCGCCTGCAAATGATGAAGGATAAGCTGCTGGTTATCTCTGATAACAAGAGCTACTCACCGTGGGACCCGATCGAGAAAGACGAGATGAACCGGGTGTTCATCTTCGGTAAGGTTATTGGGAGCATGCCCCAGACGTACAGGAAACATGGATAATCAGTACTGTGCTGATGAGTCGTTTAGGGGATAGTAAATTTAATTAGAATTAGACGAGAGCGATTTATGGATTGTGACGCTTTACAGGATATAAAAATCTCTCTTAGGTATGACGGAAAAGATGCTTTAAATCATGAAATAGATTTGAACTGCCTAGGAGAATCCCTAAAGGGTTTTTCTAAAGTTCTCTCAACAGCAGCTTCTTTCTCTGTTACACAAAAATATAGTAAATACATTAATTATCAGGAAGTTAAGGTTTACGCACGCGAAGCAAAAGCTAACTGCTTTACTCTTGAAGCAGTTCTTAACTTCGCCACTCAGAACCAGTTGTTCTCGGGGATCGCCGCAACTATACTTGGCGCAATACTACAATATATTTTTGCGAGAAATTCTAACAAGAAAGATGAAATGAAAGCTTTGCAGCAGTCACTTGAAAAGGCCATAGAGGCACTAGGAAACAAGGATGCTGGAACCATTGATAAGTTGATCTCTTTGATTGACCGAATGGCTGTAGAGCTTCGCCCCTCTGTAAGGCAGGCAGTATCACCTATTGGTAATACTTGCGATCAGATAAGTGTTGCAACAAATGTTGACGGCTGCCTTCTAAAAGTTAACGAGAGAGATAAAGCTGAAATTGATAGGCTTGATGATGATGAAGTTCTCGGTCTTCGTGAGTATCGTGCTTTTCTTACAGAATTTGATGCACAAAATATGACAGCTAAAATAATTTTAGATGGTGATGACTCAAAAAAGAGAATCACTGCTGAAATTAGCGATCCAGCTGCAGGAAAGAAGAATAACCCGTATATTAGAGCTCTTAGTGCATATATATCAACCAAAGGTGATCCATCTGCAGTATTCACTATAACCGCAAAGGCTACTGTTAAAAAAGGCCAGATAAACAGGTTATTTATTGTAGATGCGAAATGATTTCCCCGGCCGTCGTGCCGGGTTTTCTTTTGCCTCCCCTCATCACACACCGTTCAAAAAACCACCACAACCCCGCTTCGGTTATCGCTATGCGATGCAAGTCACAAAATAAATCCATCCTAAATACAACCAGTTATATCTAAAACAACCAACAAAACAACTTTTGTTGTTGATGATAAAACAACTATAGTTTTAAATGAATTCATCGCAACAACACAACGATACGGCAATCACCTGATTCACCGTTGCGATGACCGCTTAGATCCGCAGCTTGAATTTCAGCAGGCTCCGGGGAGTGCGAGGGGTGAAGCGGACGCGTGAACGTCGGTGTGACCAGCTGAAATCAACTCAACACTTCATACCTCAGTCGCTTCAACGAGGCGACTTAGTTATGACAACCGGCGGCCATCCACCGCCAGATACTGCGCAACCCCTTATTTGTTCAGCAGCCCAGCTTACGGGCAGGAGTTTTTATGGTTCATCAACATTACGGAACGCAGACCGTTAATCGAGGTGCGGTCATGCCAGGAATGCTGGTCAAACACAAAGATGGTACCTGGACTGCATCAGCTAATTTACGCGGACGGCTTTATCTGCATCGCGGCATCGAGCGCACTTATACCCGTGATTTGCTCGTGGAAGTTTTTCTCGACGGACGCGGCAACGGTCTGAATCACTAATCCCCTTTCCTGTTTTCCGAATCAGCCTGGCATTCCGCGGGCGATTTTTTCACAGCCATTTTCAGGAGTTCAGCCATGAACGCTTATTACATTCAGGATCGTCTTGAGGCTCAGAGCTGGGCGCGTCACTACCAGCAGATCGCCCGTGAAGAGAAAGAGGCAGAACTGGCAGACGACATGGAAAAAG